GAGATAGGACTCATCCTCGCTGCTAACATCTGCTGACCCATCTGCTGACCCAGATTGTGATACGTTTCCTTCTTCTTCCGACCTCTCGGCATCATGCACCTCTATATATTCTGCGGTTGGCCCCTTCATGTTTATACCAACAATCGAAGGCTTGTCTTGGTTCGCTTCCGCACCATCGAGCATACCCACTGCTTTTGCTAATGTACGCAGTGTCGATACCTTATCGTGCATCTCTATCGTTAAATTACCATCCTTGGTCACTTGTATCTTCTTGACCGCGCGCAACGCATACTCAGGTATCTCATCAATCGGCTTCACAGTCCCATCAAGATTTACAATATCCATGATTGAACTCGTACCCAGGGTCAATAACTCGGCTGCTATCGCTTCTTTGTTCTTATACAAAGTCTCAGATGTACCGACCTTGCGCTGAACCATGCGAACACCACCATATCTACCCAGTGGTGGTCGCTTATCTATCTTTGGTTTACCTGCCACTAGAACGGAATGTCATCATTGAAGTCTGGCGACTTCTGCGGTGCTTGTTTCTGACGATCATCCTCAAACAGCGATAACCATATATCACCATTCTGGTCTGGAATCGGTAATGCCTCTAGCTTGATTCTTGGCGGTCTGCCATCTTCTTTGTCAAACGCAACACCCACCCTGATCCAGATTGGCTTGTCACGATTTGGTACTTCTTTGGCTTGACTGACGTTGTATCTTTTCACTTGATACTCCTTTGTTTATTAAGGTTTTAGTATAACTGATTGCACATTATCTGCAAGCACTTACTACCATGAAAAACGGGAAAATATTTCTGTGGGGGGCAGCAGTACACCAGCACCACACGGGGGGGCCATATACCGCCCAGACCGCAAGTCCTTGATCCTACAGGGAAAACCGCACCTGGTCGCCGCCGCCTTCATAATTTATTGCCGCGAATCACCGCATTAACTAGCCGCTTCACATCGGGGTGGCCTGCCTTTTCTAACTCGCGCGCGACTGGCTCACGAAAGTATGCAAGGGTTTTCGCGAACTCACGCCCATTCTCTTTGCACCAGGTCGCGTGCCTGGCGATTATTGCCCGCCAGGTTATAAAGGTTAATCCGCTATCAATCCAACCCTGCAATAAAGACTGATCTCGTTCATTAATTATTCGTGTCTGTCCTAAGCTATCCGCTGTGTCACAATATTCTTTCATCATTTTTCTTATACTTTCTTTATATACGTTATTGGTATCGTTAGTGGTACCGTTATGTGCAACTTGTGGGTTTACATCGTGTAAACCTGTGGGTTGCACCCTTGTTAACCTGTGGGTTGCACCTGGTTTATCGTTGTTAACCTGTGGGTTTACATCATTCTTACTCAATCGTTCGAGTGCTTGCCGCTCGGCCTGTTCCATTTGCTGGGTTGCGGTTAGATTGCTGTAGGCTTCATCTTCACTCTTAACGCCATCGAACACTACTTTTACGCTGTTGGTAGTTTGCCCTTTGTAACGCTTACGCGCATACACCAGGTATCCGTACTCATGCAGTAATTTTATTTGCCGATTAATTGCTTGCCTGGAAACGCCCAGGTCAGCCGCTAGCCTATCTTGTGATACAAAGGTCACACCCACATTATCTGTATAACTGCATATTCTAGCCAGCACGCGGAAGGCGGCTTGATGTTTTGCTAGTCTTTTGTCGGTTGTTGCCGCTATGGGCATGATGCAGTAATTACGCGCATCTTTAGGCTTTTCGGGCTTAAATTCTGCCATCCTCAATAGTTCCTACATTTTTTTAATTGTGGGCTTGTATTGTGCTATCACATTATGGTACTGTCTATCATACGATTAACGTACATAAATAAAGGATAAATCATGAAACACTATTTTATTGAATATGACACTGAATATGGGCCTGCTACTTTCGAGGGTGAATATAGCCACTACAACACGTTCATCGCGGAAGCTAACAAAGCGGGCAGAGATGCGGGACTGTTAGAATCTGACGAAAGCGTCCTAGATTGCGATAACTTTATCAGTGTTGATGGTGAGTGAGTATGCTGATTGAGTTACTAGCACTTTATTTTTTACTTTTGCCTGTTTTGTGCGCCTTTGCCGTTGGCGGATATTGTGCGGATAAGATAGAGGAAAAGTGCAAGCCGAAAAACACCAAGATCAAAATCGATTACAAATAACCACACTGAGGATATATAACATGAAAAAAGCAGAACTATTCGAGAAAGTAAACAGCCAGATCATAGAGCTGATGGAAAAAAACGGCCAGGACTGGGCTAAAGGATGGGCGAGTAAGTATGTACACGATACACCGCGGAATGTAATTAGCAATAAAGGTTACAGCGGCTTTAATTCTTTTATTACATATTGTGCGCCTTATGAGTCGCCTATTTGGGGAACTTATAAACAGTGGCAAGGTAAAGGCGTACAAGTAAATAAAGGCGAAAAAGCAACGCATATTATATATGCCAGCAAGTTCGTGCCTAAAGATCAAAAAAGTTTACCTAAAGAGGAACAGAAAACAGCGTTTTGTTTAAAACCTTACGCAATCTTTAATAGTGAACAGACAGACTATGTAATGCCAGCATGTGAAATTGTGGAAGTTGAAAAAAGCGCGGATATACACGCGGATGCTGAAGTATTTATATCTAATACAGGCGCGAGTATTCAACACCTAGGAAATAGCGCGTTTTATACGCCAGGCGCGGATAAAATCACCATGCCGCCACTTGAGCAATTCTTTACGACTAGCGATTATTACGGCACGCTATTGCATGAACTGGCACACTGGACACGCCACGAGTCGCGCCTTAACAGGTCATTTAATCAAAAACGCTTCGGCGATGAAGGTTACGCACAAGAAGAACTAGTTGCGGAATTATCCAGCGCGATATTGTGCGCCATGATTGGTATAGATTCTGAGCCGCGCGCGGATCATGCAAAGTATATTAACAACTGGATAAAGGCGATTAGGAATAATGAATCCGCCATGCTGACGGCCTTTAGTCATGCGACTAAGGCGGTCGAATATCTCGACTCACTGCAGCAACGCCAAGCTATAGCCGCATAATCTAACACCACCACCACAAGGCCGCCATCGTGCGGCCTTTTTTGTGCGCGTGTGTTTTTCTCACGGCTGGATCAGTTCGAGCGATTGCACGCGCCCTGTATGCGCGTTTATGGCGTTGTATTGATATAGGTATGCTTTGCTATAGGTTCACATTATCGCGCTTGATATGTGATCTGACAGCCTGGATTTTGGGTCGAAATTGTTTACCCTAAGCGAAGCATAACCGCCAGGCCCTAAGCGAAGCATAAGCATCTGATAGAAGTTCTAATATCTAACTGTTAGATGTTAGATTATATGTTAGATATATCCCTTGCACATTCAATTATCATACGTTAATGTTGCGTCAATGTTCCGCTATCACTAGGCGAAGCATAAGCCACTCCCCAAAAAAAAACGCCCAGCGAGAGCCAGGCGTAATCACATTGAGGAGTTTCAAAAAAACGAAACGAGGTAACTATATCATGAAATATTCACCAGATAACCACCTTTCTGGCAGCGTCATGGCTGCATGGCTAGGCTATAATCCCTGGCAATCACCATACCAAGTGCTTGAGAACGCTCGATCAGAGCGTCAAGAACTGGACTCTCTGCAAATCGACATTGGTACAGCCGTTGAGCCTGTCATCCTGGAGCGCGGTTTGCGAACAATCGGCCTTGATCGAAAAGATATGTTCAGCTACGAGGACAATCCAGATCACGACACGACATATCTAGCCAAGAAGCACCCAGAACTGGAGCTTTACTATTCAGATGATGGGTTGATTCGAGCCGATAGTGTGACCATCAAGACCGACCCAAGCAAAAACATCTACGTCATGAATGACCAGGGGGAAGTCACGCTCGATGGGCTTTGTATTTTAGAAGCTAAATACACAACGATGCTACCAGCAAGCGATCACCAGCCACCGCTTTATCGAGGCCCGATTCAGCTACAGGTCGGCATGATGTGCCACAAGGCGAAGCATGGCATTTTATTTACTTGTTACGGGGGGCGCGAATTGCATGTGCATGTTTTCGATTCGCACGAATCCACTCAGAAAATAATTTACGATGGCGTAATCTCATTCGAGGAACACTATGCCGCAGGTACATATCCCGATCCGATCTCCATAGAAGAAGTTGGTAAATTATACCCAGAAGCAAGTGACGATAGCGTGAAGTTAGCAGTTGATTTGATGGATAGCGTCAACTCTTACCGCGAAGCTCAAGAAGCAATTAAGCAAGCCGAGGTCATACGCAAGCGTGAAGCTATGAAATTGATGGAAGCCCTGGGCGAAGCATCATCGGGTGTCATACCTGGTTTTGAAGCCGACACCAAGGTGAACTGGCCGATGCGTAATTACAAGCCCAAGCCAGCAACCTGTTGTCCTGAGTGTGGCTTTGAGATTGAGCCAGCAAAAGATGGATATTCAGTACGTCAAAAATCAATCACTATCAAAGAGGTCAGCAACGCATGAGATTACTTTCAGCAAAAGCGGCAGCAGAATACTGCAACTACAACGCCAGGCACTTTCGCGCACTAAAAGTATATGGTCGTGGCCCGAAGTACATACCGATCGAGGGATCAAAAATGGTGGCGTATGACGTAAGAGACCTAGATGAATGGATGAAAAAATGTCCGAAGAACACTTACATCTACAAACCTGAACCGAAAGATACCAATAAACCTATTAACATTTGGAGCAGAAAATGACATTACCTACACTTGCACCACAAAACATGAATGAGGCTATGGAGTTCAGCAAGATGATTGCATCATCTGGGCTTGTGCCTCAGCAGTACAAAAATAAACCACAAGATGTACTAGTCGCAGTTCAATGGGGCTATGAACTTGGCTTGCAGCCACTCCAAGCCTTGCAGAACATCGCAGTTATCAATGGCAAGCCATCTGTATATGGTGATGCCGCGCTTGCCTTGGTCAAAAATGACAGCCGATGTGCTGGCGTGCATGAGTACATAGATGGTGATGGCGACAATCGTATCGCTTACTGCACCGCAAAGCGCAGGTATGGTGATGACATCGAGGAAACCACACGCACATTCTCAGTTGATGATGCCAAGCGTGCTGGTTTATGGGGGCGAAAAGGGCCATGGACACAATACCCAGATCGTATGCTTATGATGCGTGCCAGAGGCTTCACTTTGCGTGACGCTTTCCCAGATGCGCTCAAAGGCGTTATCACTGCCGAGGAAGCGCAAGACTACCCGTCAAAAGGGAAGTCCACGCAGACAGCAATACAGGAAGCCCCAGCTAATCCATTGGATCAGCTACCCAAACCTGAACCCAAACCTGAACCCCAGGCGAAGCAAGAGCCAGAAGTAGTTGAGGTGGTTGATGACTATGGCGAAGTGGTTGAGAAGCCCAAGAATATTGCTCAACAAAAAATAGCTGAGATCAAGAAGAACTTACGCGACAGCAAGCCAAAGGTTTTTAAGCTTTACCATTGGAATGGTGACGAGGCCAAGGAATTCAAGACACTGCCTGAATGGGCCGATGGCTTCAAAAACCTGATGGCAAAGATGGCTGACAGTAAAAAGTTTGATGCAAAGAAAAAAACTGAGATGTTAATCGCCATGCGAAGTAGCAACAAAGAAGTGATCGAAGACCTTGGCAGCATTGAGCAGGAATCAGTGAAGGACTTTTACATGACTCTAATCGACAAGGTGAAATAAAATGGTACGCAAGGGACTTACAGAAAAGCAACGCCAGGTGTATGACATCCTGGTTGAGTCACAAAAGATTCATGGTTTTGTACCAACAATGTCTGCCATCGCAGAAAAAATTGGTGTCACTAAATCGACTGTGCAAGTACACTTAAAAGCTCTCGAATCCAGAGGATGGATCAAAGCCGCAGGGGGCAAAAAAAGTGGAATCACAATATACTAAATCAATAGTGACTGACTCTCATGAAATCGCGCTTGAATACGCAGGTACACTCAGCAGTAAAGGTCACGATACAGTGATTGCATCGCTGGGTGATTCTTTACTGGTAAGCACGTTTGAAGACTACGATGAGTTTCACGCAGTTGCACCAATTTTGGAAATCTTTAGGAGCGTAGCCTAGCTACGCTTCTTTTTCTTCATCTTATCCATCGCCATCTTTTTCAGACGCTTATCTTTCATGTCTGCTTTTGATGGACGACCAACGCGAGAACCATACGTTCCCTTTCCCATTGGCATATCTTTACCCCTTCAGTAAGTCTTTATCTGCTTTGCGCGCGCCACCCTTGCCACTGACAAAGGACTTCACACGCCCCATTGCCCACTGATGCGCTGATACTTTAGGTCGTGAGCCGCTTGAATAGTAAGCACCTAAACCACGCTTGTAAACTTTATTCAATGTGCTTGCGCTGAAACGCGAAGCACCAGGAATGTTCTTAAACTTTGGACTCATCGCTTTGACCTCTGCTTTGAAATTCGATCCATCTCTGCTGGTGTGAGCAAGCCCATCTTATATTTCGCCCTGGTACGCAGTATCTCTTTGCGCGTTGCATCAGGATTGCTACTACCCTTGACATACTTCTCAGGAATACCAGACTTTTTGTCTTTCTTGACCTTCTTAAATTTACGCATATGTCCACATCACTGGTGTTGTTTCTCTAATATCCACATGTATAAATGTATCAGCTATACCAATTCCAGTGAAGCCAAGACGTAATGCTTCTGTCACAATAATCATACGCTTCTTGCTATCATTAATCTTAATATCTGATGCAATCCCTTGAGTATGGGTGCCACCTTTGGCTTTGCGCTGCTCGATGCTATGTTCAATCGAACGGTAGCCAGATGTAATCACAAACGGAAAGCCGCAGTTCTCACGCAAGACATCCAGCATCTCCAAGAACTGCTCATTCATTTCGTTCTCGCCAGTTTCTTGGCAATCGAACTCTGTTATATCAAAGTATTTCACGCTGTCTTTTTACGATTCGACATCAGCAAACGAAAGTCTGCACCAGTAATCCTGTTCCTTGGCTCGGCAACCCTAGCGATCTTCATCTGCTTTGCGCTATATTTTTTCTTACCCTTTGGCTTTGGCATATCATTTCCTCATCATATTTTTGACTGATTGTATCCCGAAACTAGCAGCAAACACGACACCCACCGCAGTTTTATAATAATCTGGCATAGTGTCTAGTGCAGCAAAGCCACGCATAACAATATCCTCATGACCAGTGAAAGCCAGGATCAGTGGAATAGACACCAGGATAGTCAGCCATTCATCCTTCCATGAATTAGCAGATGCCTCAGCCATTGTCTGATTCCATTCCAGCTCACCAGTAGCCACCTTCTGGGCTATGACTGCCTTAGCTTTGGCTATCTCTAGCTTTGCCTGTAGCTCCATCTGAGCTTTCTCTGCTCTGCCCTGTAGCCATGTCTTAGCTACGTTCGCTATCGGCTGTATAAATCCTTGTAACATCACTCAAACTCAACTATATCTAACACATATTTTTTTGGTATGCGTATCACACGCGCTGCCTGGCCATTCAGATGATCCCAATCACGCGCAACAAAATAGTTCTGCTTAGTCTCTTTAACCAAGAAACCAGCCGACTCTTGCTGACACTCATCAGCATCAATATCTTCTAGCTCATCACCCTCACAAGCATCATTCCACTTGATATGCACTAAACCTAAGTAAATAGCCACATTGTTAATCCAAATACGCCTACAATCATTGTAGCTACGCAATAAAAAAAACACCAATCATTTGCGCTGTTGAAACATTTCTTCATGCTTTATATACCTTCCCGTTGAACCTGGCTTTTCCATCATGGACAATCACAGGTATTGACTCGACATCTTTGCCATTGAACATCTGAATGACAAAGCCATGCTGCCAATCCGTAGCGTTATCTTCTGTATATAGGAATTGATCTGACAAAGGATCAGCAAGCGTGCCGCATTCTACACCATGCCGAGTGCCAGCGTAATCACTTATATATGTCACGCCCAGCCTGTGTGTATGGCCGTTGCCAATGCTGATGCCAGCGTTCAGGGTAGAGTTACGTCTTGCATGTGTACCACCCTTCATCGGTTTGTGTTTCCACAGAAAAGTATCATTGATGATGGTTGATGTTCCGATGTGCCAGTCTGGAAAGAATATCTCCATCGGTGACTTCTCGGAAGCCTTGAGTCCTGCCAGCAGACCACTGACAACCTCTGACTCAGCAGACTCTAGGTTAGCCAGGGCGATCTCGATGCGCTCATGATTACCAACATTGATGTCCAAGTCTACCTTGCGTCTAGCTTGTTTTGCGACATCTGCAATCTCGGCCATGTAGAACATGCAAGTCTCTACCTCATCCTCTGTGCTTGGTGTATCTTCGAGATACCTTTTGCCGAACCTCGATAGTCTCGCACCATCCATCATGTCACCACGACACGCCACCCCATGTGGCTTCATTTCTTCTATCATCTTGAGCATGATTATGTGTGCGTCTGTATGCTTCTGGTCAGGCCACCAATGGCAGTCTGAGAAGTTGATAATCATTGCTTCACTCTTGAAATCAACGCGCCTGGTACGTTGCGGCACGCGCCTGAATTGTACGAGATGTTCATTTTTTTTGTGAGTCTCTAGGGTGATGCCTAGTATTTGTTCAACATGCCTACGATAACGGAACAGTGTACGCATGTCTTTGATATTGATGCCAGCCATCGACATGGCTTCTCTAAGACTAGTTGCCTTGTCCCACACTGCTGCTACTTTTTGCGCTCGTTCAAGTGATATTTGATATTCCTGATGATGCTTCGCCATGCCACTCTCCTCTAAGTGTTTATGGTGATTTAGCTCTTGGGAAAGTTACCATTCCCTATCAGCCACATAGCCAGACCGAGTGCTATTGCACCGATTAGCCAAGACAGCTTTTTCATCACAGACTTTCCAACTTCTGAGTAGACCTTCTCTAATGCACGTTTGGCTGCTTGCTCGGCGATTCGATCAATGTCAGCCTCGGTGAGGTATTTATCTTTCATGTCCATTACTCAGGTTTGCTAGGAAAAATTGGATTATGAATATCAGTTGTTACAGGTAGATCACGCAGTGCTTGGCGGTATGTTGCCCATGCAGTTGCGTTTGGTATTTGTGCATCGGGTAGCTGAGTCCAATCTGACTGCGCTAGAAGTGCGTTACGTCTTGAGCGTAGATTTGCCAGTGCAATATCATCAGGCTCGTTGACCTGGGCCATTGGTTGACCCTCGCTGATTTGTCCAGTTTTAATATCAAGAACGATGTTGTCCATTATGTTTTGATTCCTACAAATATGCTGCCACTATCGAAACTACCTGATGATGGGAATACCGAAAGTTGTGTGATTGCGGCTGTTAATTGCTTTCTTCCAGCCACGAAGGTCGGCCCATCACCACTATCATTTCTGGTTGTACCTGTGATAAACCAATTCGTACCACCGCCACCTGGGTTGTATAAATTCAACACACCAACTCTAAACCTTGATGCATTACTGTTGTGTCCTTCTAATTCAAAAAATGTGCTGTTCTCAAAAAGACCCTGACCTGGATTATCAGCACTTGAATTGTAGCCAGATGTCTCTAAGCCCCCAGAATCTCCTATCCTCATCCTAAGATCGGCTGTGCTGTTGACGCTCACTCCAGATAAAACAACAATAATCTCTTTTGCCCCACCTAAACCAGTAAATGTGATACTACTTCCAGATGTGGTTGCCTGATTTGTAAATACGAAGCCTGGATTGGCAAAGGATAAATTAGCAGAGCCATCTGTTTTCAAGAACTGACCCGCAGTTCCATCCGCTGTTGGATGCGATAAACCATCAAGGATGACTTTGCCCGATCCGTTTGGCGTGATTGATATATTGCCATTAGATACTGATACGATGGAGTTACCATTGACATCAAGGTTGCCGCCTAGCTGTGGTGTAGTGTCAACGACTACATCTGAAATACCACCAGTTGCCCCAGTGTACGCAATCGTGAGTGTTTCATTACCACCATCGCTACCCTCAGTGAGTCCTATATTCGCACCTGCGACTAACTTGCCATTCAAAAATCCTGCGGTTGTGTCGTTGCTAGATACCTGAACCTTGTTTGTTGCAGCAGATGTATCAACAAACGTACTGCCAGTGTAATACTTGAGGATATTGTTTGTGGTGTCGTAGAACAGATCACCTTCATTTGGGCTTGATGGTGTGCTTGCACTTACTGTATATCTATCGGAAAAGTTGTTGATGCTAGATACATTCGTTGCAACTGTTGTGAGATTACTTGCACCGACTGACGCGACTGTCGTTACATCAGAAGCCACACCTGCAACTGTGGCTATATCACTGCCACTTGTTGCTGTCTCTGGATCACCGCTTGTAGAGTTGAACTGCAAGAACTTACCCTTGCGGTCATCTTTTGCTGGTATATTAAGACTGGTAAATGTATCGCTTTCAGATACTGTCAGTGTCCTGCTTAGCTTTTCGTTGATCTGCTGAAGCATCACGATTTGGTCATCGAACGATGTGTTCAATGTCGCGGCAAGCAAGTCACCACCTGTGATTC